CTATGTTCTATCGCAAAGCCCACGTCCTAGCCGGTTGGTTGGCGGACAACGTCGAAGCCTTCGCAGGACTGGGGCAACACGACGCGCTGAAGAAGCTTCAGGAGCAGTCGGGAATCGGATGCGAGGCTGTCGAGTACGACTTGCCAGGTATCGGAAAGCTGACCCGTACGGAAGCGGAGTCACTGAACTTCGCGGACATGGATGAAGGGCGATTCAACGAGCTGTGGTCCGGCGCAGACGGCCACGGTGGCTGGATCGGATGGCTGCGCCGCGAAGTCTTCGGTGGCCTGGATGCCGCGAGCCGTGAGGAAGTCGAACTCATCATCCAGCGAAGGGAGGGCACGTGATGCCAATCATTCCGCTCGATGGAGCAACATGGGAAGCAGTCCTCCCGTGCCCGTTCTGTAACGCACCAGGTCAGCTGCTCTCGTCAGCCAGCCTATCCAACCCCAAAAAGGGCAGCAACGCCTGTGTGGTGTGCAGCCGCTGCGGTTCAGGCGGCCCCGTCGTGGAGCCGCGCGACCGCGAGATTCTGGTGGAGGACATGAACCGGCAGGCGATACGCCTTTGGAACCGTCGCGGTAGCCACCAGAACACGGAATGGAAGCTGATGCGCATCGCGCAGATCCTAGGCTCTGACTTCGTCGAGCGTGCGCAATGAGAAGAGGACGTTCCACGTGTAACCCGACCAAGGAAGAGTCCGCGCGCATCGTCGCTGCGAAGGAAGGCCCCTGCATGGCCTGCCTATCCCGCGCCATGCGCGGCGAGATGGAATGGAGTTTCATCGTCCACGGATGCGACTACCACCACACCAAGAGCGGGAACATTCGCCGCGGTCATATGGCCGGATTCGCGCTTTGTACCTGGCACCATCGCGGCCACCCAGCAATGTTCTGGTCGCATGACCGCACAAGGCAGGTGTACGGGCCTGGCCTGATGGATGGCTCGAAGCTCTTTCGAGATGCCTACGGAACGGACGACGAGTTGATCGTCCTGCAAACCAGACACGTCACTCTTCCGAGGGCAGCATGAAGTCGCATCCGTTAGGCAGCGCGGAAACTGCGAGGCAGCGCCTTGACTGGCTTTCTACCAACCAGCCGCTGCGGGGTCGCTGGGTTCCGCGTGGCGTCGCAATTCGCAGGGAGCGGCAAGGCGGAAAGGGAGGTCCATTGGTTCTGAGCGCAAAACTGATGTTTCGATGGAGACACGCATGAGCATGGATTGCAAAACCTGCACTCGCTGCCAGCAGTTGCTTCCGCTAGGGATGTTCAACATCCGCCGCGAACGCAGGACGCTGCAATATCACTCGTACTGCCGCCCGTGCATGCGCGCCAGGCACCGCGTCCGCTACGAAATGGGTTCCTCCAAGCAATCCCTGCGGATCTGGCCGGCAGTCCATCGCGCGGAAAACAACGCCTTCAACCTGTGGCACGGACCCGTGTCGCGCGAACAACCACTGAGGTGGCAAGCATGATCAAGTTCTTTGTGGGGCAGAGGGTGCGGATTGTCGGGTGTGCGAACAGCCAGATGAGTCATCATGTTGGTAAGGAAGGCAGGCTGTTGGCCCGCAGCGTCAGGCATATCGGGTCGTGGTACGTCGATACCGCACCTGTAGCCAGGAATGGCAAAAAGTGCTCGTGGGGCGAGAATCACCTCGAACCCATCCTCCCTGACGGCCATCGCTCTGGCGACTACACCCTCAGCGAGCTACTGGACCGCTGCAAGCAGGGCGAAGGAGTACCGGCATGAGCCTGAACTTCATGGGCGAGACCTTCGAAGCCGTCGAGCAGCTCCGGAAGGTGTATCCCGCGTTCTGCGGAAATGACGCCATTCGCGCTATCCGTGCGGGCGCCACGACTCCGCATGAGGTCGAGGTCTACGTCTACCAACACAGCGCGGCCTATAGGCAGAAGAAGCTGGCTGCGGCGCGACAGAATGGCCAGAAGATGCCCCGGCTGATTGACCCGGCAAGGAACGCCCAGCTGCGCAGGGCGCGCGGTGGTGCCAAGACGGCCTCTACGGCGAGGAGTAGGGCGGCATGACTATGCGTATCACATGGGGAATTGACCCCGGTCTAGGTGGTGCCATCGCCACGCTTGCAGACGGCGAAGTGTGGCGCATCGACGACATGCCCACAGTCCAGCGTGGCAACTTCAGCGAGGTCGAGGCCAATCGCCTTGCGGACCTGATCAGGGACGTGCGCAGCAAGCACCCCGGCGCGTACTTCAGTGCGTGCCTAGAGCGTGTCGGTGCACGACCCGGAGATGGCGGTACGAGCGCGTTCCGCTTCGGCGAAGGCTTCGGCAAGGTCAAGGCCGTGCTGGAGGTCTTGGACATTCACTTCGTACTACCAGTCCCCGCTCAGTGGAAGCGCTACTACGGGTTGATCGGGGCAGACAAGGATGCTTCTCGCCTTTTGGCGTTGAAACGTTTCCCTAATGCGGATCACTACCTCCAGCGGAAGAAGGACCACGGGCGCGCTGAGGCTGCTTTGCTGGGCCTGTACCACGACAACACCGACCACGCAGGAAGGTCGGCCGCATGAATCCGTTGATAATCGGCAAAGCGACGCTGTACTTGGGGGACTGCCGGGAGATATTGCCGGCGCTGCCGCCCGTTGACGTGGTAATCACTGACCCACCATACAGTGAGCGTACTCACGCCAAGGCCAGAACGAACAAAAAGGAAACGGCTCGCAGCGGTTACAGGCAAGGGGCATCCCGCTTCATTGATTTCCCGTTTATGCCTGATGCCGAGTTCGAATGGATGGCGCGCGAGTGCCTGCACCTTGCGAGGCGCTGGGTAGTGATGACCTGCGACCATCGCCACGCTGCGCTCACTTTTGACTGGCCTGAACACGTCCGCCTTGGGGCGTGGGTGAAGGTGGCACCTATGCCATCTATCAGCGGCGACAGGCCGGGGAGTGGGCACGAATCCGTACTATGCCTGCACAATCCTGGAAGGATGCGCTGGAATCGTGGCGGCGGCGCGGCCGTATGGCGCTTTCCGCCCATGAAATCCGCGACCGAAGTTGCCACACAGAAGCCGCTCAATCTGATTGAGGCGTTCGTTTCTGATTTTTCGGAGCGAGGCGAAACAGTCCTAGATCCCTTCGTTGGCAGCGGTACGACGGGCGCTGCCTGCGTTCACCAAGGCCGCAGTTTCATTGGCATTGAGCGTAACCCTCGTCACTTCGATATCGCCTGCCGCCGTATCGAGGACGCGCAGCGACAGGGGCGGCTGATCGCATGACCGACGCCGATAGCTACAGCCGCCCAGAGCGCTTCACCGAACGCGTGGCAGCCAAGCGCTACCGGGCCGCGATTCAGAAGCAGGGCGAATGCATGGTGTGCGTGAACCGAGATCCGGACAACCTGTTCTGGGGACGAGCGATGTGCAAGTACGGGACGACCCGCGTATTCCCCCAGTGCAAGACGGACGACCGTGCGGCGAAGTTCACTGTCGACGCGGAAGCAGTACAGCGAGCAATGCAGGGGGTGAAACGTGCAGCTTGATCCATCGCGGGAGGCAATGAGGGAGATTCTTCGACTGTGGGGGCTGGCGAGCGCCAACCGATGGTGTTTTAGCCGCGGCGACCGTTCCATTCATGTTTTGGAACAGGCGAGGGACTTAGCGCCGGGCACGAAGGAAAGGGCGCTTCGGGACTTGGTTGGCCGCGATGGCAATGACAGGCGTCGGCTGATGGCGGCCGGAGCGGGGGTCAAGGGCATGGATATCGTGCCGATGTGGTCCTGCGAGCCCATCAGGGCGGCAAACGATGCTGACCATCCCCATGAGCGCCCCGAGATTGCGGTCGATCAAGGGATTCCGCAGGAACTGATGTGGGTGGAACGGGCCGTAGGGCAGATGGGCCGGCAGTTCCCACTAAGGGCGCTGGTGGTCAGAACCGAGTACACCGTGTCCGCCAGCCAAGCGGTCAAGGCAAATATGGTCCAGGACCTCTATGGCGGCCGATTGACCCTCCGTCAGTACAGGCTGGAGCTGGATCGCTCTCTGGACTGGTTTGTCGGAAGAATGGCTGCATGACCCGACAGGCGGTCATTGCCAATTAGTGCATTATGCACTAACCTCCCTCCTGCCAGTGGTGAAGCTATCGGTTACTTCTCGGCTATGAAAACACCGTAGCGCTTGTTCCCTGGTCCAGTTTCGAAAGCTCGTGGTGTAGGTGTCGGTTACTTCTTTGCATAGAGATTCCGGGTTCGAATCCCGGCGGCCGAAAGGCTAGGCACGTGTGGTTTCGTGCATTTCCGTCGCCGCTTGTTCCCGAGCACTGTTTGAATTGCTGGTGGTGTAGAGGACGGTTACTTCGACTCTTAATCGGCTGGTCGCGGGTTCGAGTCCCGTCGTTGGCAGAGATGCCGGCGTAGCTCAGTGGTAGAGCAGCTTGTTCCGTCTTCGCCTGTTCCCCAGCTCCAAACCGTGCCGGGCCTTTCATCTTCAGGAGGCCCCATGCAGTTGAATGTCGCACGCGAACCGAACCGAGTTCGCACCGCCGGCGGAGCGCCGGCTTATGCCCCCCTCACTCCGATCCAGGAACTGCGCCGCTCGGTGCTGGCCTGCCTGCTGTGGGAATCGGAGTTCTACGAATCCGGACAGACCATCGCCCAGCGCATCGAGTCGCTGTCGGCGAAGGTATCGCCGGCGCAGTTGGGCGCGCTCGCGATCGAGGCTCGGAGCGAGCACAACCTGCGCCACGTTCCGCTGCTGCTGGCCGCTGAGCTCGCGAAGCATGGTGGCCCGACTGTGTCGCAAACCATTGCGCAGGTGATTCAGCGCGCTGACGAGGTCGCGGAGTTCCTGACGGTCTACTGGCGCGGCGGGAAGACCCCGATCGCGAAACAGGTGAAGAAGGGCCTCGCGGCCGCGCTGCAGAAGTTCGACGCGTACCAGCTGGCGAAGTACGACCGCGAGAAGGCGATCAGGCTGCGCGACGTACTCTTCATGGTGCACGCGAAGCCGAAGGACGAGGCGCAAGCGGCCATCTGGAAGCAGCTGGTCGAAGGCACGCTTCCTTCGCCGGACACGTGGGAGGTCGCACTATCCGCAGGTGCAGACAAGCGGGAGACGTTCGAACGCATGCTGCGCGAGAACTCGCTCGGTTACCTGGCACTGCTGCGCAACTTGCGCAACATGACCGAAGCGGGCGTCGACACGTCGCTGATTCGGGAAGCGATCCTTGCCCGAAAGGGCGCGCAGCGTGTGCTGCCGTTCCGCTACGTGGCGGCCGCCCGCGCGGTTCCGCAGTTGGAGCCGGTGATCGATCAAGCGCTGTCGGAAGCCATCTCGTACATGCCGGTACTTCCTGGCCGCACGGCTGTCCTCGTGGACGTTTCCGGTTCGATGAATGCGAAGCTTTCCAGCAAGTCCGACCTGACGCGCATGGACGCGGCAGCGGCGCTGGCTTCCCTGATCCATGGCGACGTTCGTATGTTCAGCTTCTCGGACAATATCGTCGAAGTACCGCCGCGTCGCGGCATGGCAGGCGTGGATACGCTCCTGCGGTCGCAACGGCACAATGGCACCGAGTTGGCTGCGGCGGTCGCCACGATCAATGCGAAAGTGCCGCACGACCGCCTGATCGTCATCACGGACGAGCAGTCAACTTCGTATCGACCGGTTCCTGCCCCGGTGACGTCGAAGGCCTACATGATCAACGTCGCCAGCAACAAGAACGGCGTCGGCTATGGGAAGTGGACGCACATCGACGGCTTCTCCGAGTCGATCTTCCGCTTCATCCACGAGGCTGAGCGTGACGCCTGATGAACTGCGCGAGGCGGGTGTGGAGCTCTACGGCGAGTGGGGCTGGCAGACACGCTTGGCGGAAGCCCTAGGTGTAGACGGGTCAACGGTGCGGCGCTGGGTATCCGGTGCCGTGCCCATCCCAAATCCGGTGGCCGCAGCGGTGAACTGCTTTCTGGGTAGGAAACGAGATGCCGGTTGCTGAGCAATCGTCTGCTTGACTTTAACGTAACGAAGTCGTTCAATTCCCGCACTGTCAAGAATTGTCCCCGAAGCCCTGGCCAAAAGCCGGGGCTTCGTCGTTTCTGGCCTACAGGGGGCCTCCCATGTCCGCACTTGCACATGCCGTGGCGCTTTATCAG